CTCGCCCACCTGGAGGGTGTTCAGCGCGTCGTGGCACACGTAGTCCTTGACCTGCTCGGCAGTCTTGTCGATGAGGCTGCCCTCCCACGCCGGGGACTCCCGGTCGAGGAGCTGCTCCGCCAGGCGCTTGAGGCCGATGCCCTCGCTCTTCGAGAAGGCGAGCCACGCGGCGAGCATGGAGTCGCGCCAGAGGATGTTCCCGATGTCGAAGCCCTCGCGCTCCAGGAGGCCGGCGTCGAACTTCACGTTGTGCGCCCACACCGGGCGCTCGTCGAGTGCCTTGATGGCCTGCTCGGCCCACGCCCACTTGGCGTTCGGTCCCTTGTGGCGCAGCGGGAAGTAGTAGACGTTCTCGTTCCAGAACGCGATGCTGATGCCCTGGATGGCGGTGTAGCCGAGGTTCAGGAAAGGGTTGGCGCGTGCTTGCGAGTAGCGGCGGGCAGGTCCCACGGCCTCGGTGTCGAGCCCCACGGGGCGGCCCACGTTGTCCTTGTGGGCGAACTCCCGCATGAACATGTCGAGGCGCGCGTCGGTGGTGACTAGACGTTGCTTCATCGGCCCTGCCACTTCTTGAGATTCGACACGCACGTCCGCTTGCAGAACTTCACCGAGGGGTCGTAGGCCGGGTCCTTGATGAAGGGCTGGCCCAAGGCAATCTCGGAGTCACACCAGGCGCAGTAGCCCTGAATCTCGAACCGGTCGAACTGGTAGTAGGTGTCCTTGATGCGTGACGCGGCCTCGTTGTCTCCGGCGATGCGGGTGGCGAGGCTCGCATGGAACTCCAGCCTATCGTCGAGGGCGGGAAGGGGGCAACAGTCCGCGCCCTTGCACTTCTTCCCGGTGTAGCTGCATCGACCATCCTCGGTGTGACACTCGTAGCTTCCCGTCTCGGGCTCCTCGGTGTAGCCCTTGTCGCCAGGTTTCAACTGGTACAGCTCCTCTGCCTCCTCTTGCTTGCGGCAATCGTAGCCCTCGAAGAACACGTCCACCTCACGGGTGGTGTACCCACCACGGTCGTTCGAGCCGATAGGCTCCTCGTGGGCGGAAAGGGCGCGGTCCCACTCGGGCACGGAGAGCGCGTCCGCAGTCCTGTAGTCGGACTCGCCGTCCGCATAGCCTTCATTGTAGCCACGCAACCAGGAGTCATTCACGGCGTCGTCCTCGACCTGCTTGGCCGACAGCCGCTCTTCGAGGAGCTGGATGTCCCGGTCAAGCTCCTCCATCTCGTTGACCACGCGGTTGAGGTACCATTGTGCCTTCTGCAAGTCCTGGAGCGGGTGCCCCTTGTACCCCGCGCGGCACACGTACTTCAACACGTTGGCCAGGCGGAAGTCATGCTTCGCATACGTCTCGATAACGTCGATGACCTCGATGCCATTCTGGTTGTAGTGGCTTGGGTTGTTCACGTCGTCGTTCATGGTGCTCCTAAAAATGTACCGCCAACTTTGTTTGCCCGGTGTGGCGGCAACCGGAGCGGTTATAAGGTTCGCTCAACCCAGTGGACGTGGAGGGACTTGCACCCCCCAGCGGGCTGGCTCCCCGTCCTGTAAACCTAAGTTATCTCGCGGGCTTAGCCTCCAGGTCGTTCTCCCACACGGTGATGGAGTAGAACACCCGGGCTCCGTCTTCACGGGGAGAGTCAATGACCTTCTCGCCGTTCTCGGCCTTGAAGGCCACGATGGGTGAAGTGGCTGGGTAGCCCTTCTCGTTCTTCTCATCCGTCTGCACGTTCAACAGGAGGTTGTAGACGCCAGGGATGGGGGAGTCGATGACCGCGCCAAAATCCTCGTAGGTCTTGGTGCCGTCTTCGTGCTTGATGGTTCGTGTTACTGTTGCTCGTCGTGCCATGTTACCAGTCGTCCTCTTCATTCGTTGCAGGTTGCTGTTGCGTCTTAGCGGCTGCCGGCTTGGCGGCCTTCTTAGGCGCGGACTTCTTGGCGGCGGACTTCTTGGGCGCTGCCTTCTTCTTCGCTCCGCCCGCCGTGAGGGGGTAGAGGCTCAGGCCGAGGTTCTGACCCAGGCCTACGGCCGCTCGCTTGAGCGCGTCGGTGACTGCCTCAGCACATGCGAAGTCGAACGCCTCGTTGTTGCTGCGACCTGCGGCGAAGCCGATGGCTACCGCGTCCTTCGTGACGGTGACCGGGGGACCGGACTCCTGGTGAACCCGCACAATGAGTCGGCCATGCACGAAGCAGGACATGTTCTCACGGTCGGGGACGCATGACACCACGAGAAAGTCCCAGCCCAGGGGGCCGAACAGTTCGTTGAGGCGCTGCTTGGCGTAGCGTCCGGTGACGTAGCTCAGACCGGAGCGTTCGGAAACGAACTCCGCTGGCACATCTTGTCTAAGGGCGTCTGCTGTATCACTCATAAAATACGATTACCTTCCCGCCCGCTTTTTCTCTAGGGCGAACTCTTCATTGCATTGGTCAAGCACGGTGGCCCACTGCGGGTCCTGCTTGATAACCGTGGGACGGAGGTCCCAGAACTTGCGCCACTTCTCCTTGGGGTGCGTGGCGATGCACTCGGCGCAGATGACGCCCCACTTGACTCCGGTGATGTGGAGCTGGGTCTGGACCTGGGCGACGTAGTACTCGGGGACCTGGCCTCGGGACCACGCCACGCTGACGCTCTTCTTCAGTTCCAGGAGGCCGGTGCCTCGGCCCATGATGCGGAGGTGCATGGCGGGGAAGACCTCGGGGTCCTGGCAGTACTCGTTCTCGCCCACGTCGTGGATGTCGTGGACGTAGTGGTCGGTGTGGATGTAGCCGTCCACCGTGGCGGCGAGGTGCGGCCAGCGGGAGTTGACGAACATGTCGTTCGCCGTCTCGACGCGGTAGCCGATGCCGTCCTCGAACTTGCGGGCGATGTTCTCTTCGTCCCACCGCCCGTGGGCCATGCCGACCGTGGCGTACCGGGTGAACTCCTTCTCGACGCCCTCGAACTTCTCGGCTAGGATGGCCTCGCGGTTATTATCTGAGAAGTACCAGGCGTTCTTCTTGTCAGCGAAGTCCGGGCCTCGCCAGCCGTAGATGCTGGAGGCGGTGAGGTAGTGCGTGCGTGTTGCAAGCCACTCCTCACGGTCTGCTGCGTCAGCAATACGTTCGATGCTCATATAGGACGATTACCCGTTTGAGAAAAGTTCTCTACCCCACTAGAGAAAATAACCACTCCAGGTAATCGTCTCTTAGACAGTGCATAGGGTATTATTACTTCTCTACCAATGAAGTACACTACACCAGGTAAGTAACGGGCAGGAGAGAAAATGACCGAAACATTCGAGGAGCGGGAAAAATCACTATGGCCCGATACCTGCCCGCAGTGCGGATACATGGCGTACATCGGGATGAACTCCGTCCAGTGCATCGTAGTGGGGAGCTGCCGGAACTTTGACCAGAAGGAGTCAGACCGGTGGGTCGCCCTCAAGGATGAGCTTGACCCGCCTATGCTCAAAATGCCCGACATCGACGAGATAACCACGGGCTCACAAGTGCAACAACTAATGTGGCCCACGCAGACCCCCTTCGATTGGCACTACCACGTTGAGACGCAACCCTTCGTCCACGACAACGGGAAAGGCGAGTGGACCTACCAGCTCCCGGCGGGGGAGGCGAAGAAATGCTACATCGGGGACCAGCATGTTTCCGTCGTCAACGGAATCACGTACTGCATCTGCAAGATTGACCGCATCACCGACCAGATAACCATATGCTGGGACAAGAGAGTGCACAACACACCCTAGAGATTACCCGGCTTTTGGGTAATCGTCCTATATGAGCCTGAACGACAACGTCGAATCACCATGCGAGCTGACCCGAGACTGGGGCTTCGTGGGGTTCATGGAAAAGGGGCGCGGTTCCAAGCGCCACGAGGTGCAGGTGCCCATCGGTGTGTACGGCTCGTACCGTGACGGTGCGGCCCACGCCAACGCCTGGTTGAAGTCCACGGCCGGCGCCCTGCGCTGGGAGGGCGAGCGTCTCTACAAGCCACTGACCACGGAGGAGGAGTATGAATGAAAAGGAATACAAAGAATCTGTTAGGAGTGGCGCACCTGTTTGTTCTATTTCCGGTCGCCCTTGCGAGTGTCTCGCTGGGGGTGGGTGCAAAAATCGTGAATCGGTGCTGGACGGACTTCCAGACGAGACTGTACGCGCCCTCAAGACGCTCTGGCTCCACCTCGACATCGCGAGGCAAGACACGTTGATTATCAATGACGACGCCTCGTTCGAGCGGCGGTTCCCCCAGCCCGAGGTTCGGGACATGAGGCGAAAGCTCGACGCAATGCTACGTGACCTGGAAGGATGGCTCTCATGAAGTTGAACGAAGTCCTGAACATGAACAGCGAAGACATCGTGGACCTGGCCTACGAGACGTGGCTCAACTCCGACCACCGCGGCACCGTGAACTACATGGACCTGGTGCCCGAGGGCCCCGAGGACGACTGCCACGAGGTCACCGAGCGTGGCCTCAAGGACTGGTTCCACTCCTGGGTCGAGGGGCTGAGCGACCCGGACGAGCTGTACGCTGACGGCTTCACGCCCTACGAGGAGCGCCGTCTGAACCACCTGGCCGACGACTTCACCTACGCCGCCATCGACGGCATGGAGCTGAGCTACGAGATGGAACTCACCTACGCGAGCCTCCCCCGATGAACATCGTCCAGACGACAAAGGCCACGATTGATGAAGCAGTCCACACGTTCCGACTTGACACCGATGGTATGCCTGAGCTGGTTCCTCTGGGAATCCCTCCTCTTGATAGCGAGCTTGGTGGCCTGGGCCCGGGGGCGATGGGGATACTCGCCGCTGCTACGGGGGTCGGGAAGAGTAGCACCGTGCTCACTGCGATGCTTGCGTCTAAGGTCAAGGTTGGCTGTATCAGTGTCGAGGACGGTCCAGATGTGGTGGGCACCAGATTGTTGTCGGCGCTCACGGGCATCAACTCACTGCGCATCCGCCGCAAGGACCTGACCGACAAGGAGCTGGGCCGCATCGCCAAGGCGGTGAAGTCGAACAAGATGGACCACATGTACTACGCCTACCCCATCGGCGGGAAGATAGACAAGGTGTGCGAGGCCATCAAGGAGATGGCGAACGTGGGCTGCAAGCTCGTGTGGATTGACTACCTCCAGGAGGTGCACCAGCACGGCCGGGCCGACCGCCGCATGGAAATCAACGAGGTCATGAGCCGCATCCACGAGACGGCCGCCGAGGCGGAGTGCGCCGTCATGATGCTTTCGCAGTTCCGTCGCCTCGGTGATGGGGAGAAAGTGCCGCAGATTTACCACCTGAAAGAATCGGGTGACATTGAGAACAAGGCGCGCATCATCGTGCTCGCCCACAAGGTAGCGGAGGCTGAGGAAACAATCATCCGCTACCGCCTCGCCAAGTCCACTTACGGCGGCGAGTACATCTGCTTCGACATGAAGCGTGACGAGTCCGGGACGCTACAGCACTGCCGGCTCTTCGATGCACACGGAGACTTCTAACATGGGTGGCAAGAGTAGTAGGACCAAGGGACATAACTTCGAGCGCCTGGTGGCACGCACCCTGCGCTTCTCGTTCCCCGACGCGCGGCGAGGCAAGCAATACACCGGAGGCCGCGAGTGCGACGTGGAGGGCACCCCTTTCCGCATCGAGTGCAAGCGCCTCAAGACGGTACGCATCGGTGACGTGATTCGCGCCATCGCCCAGGCCGAGGCTGACGGGCACAAGTGGAACGACGACCGCCCCTGCATGGCGATACACAAAGAGGACCGTGGTAACGTGTACGTTACCATGAAGCTGAGCGTGGCGAGTACCCTGGTGGAGCGCTACTTCTACAGCCCGCCCGAGCTGGCTGATGTGATTGACTTCCCGACCAAGGACGACAAATGAAGATAGTAGCCATTGGGGACATGCACGCGCATCCCGACTACGACAACAAGCGCTTCGAGGTTATCGGAGAGTTCGCCGCCGAGGAGCTGGCCAACGCCGAGGACGGATACGTCGTGCAGATTGGCGACTGGGCCGACTGCGTTGCGTTCAACTCCCACGGCTCGAAGATTGAGATGGAGGGGGCGCGCTGGGTCGAGGACATCGAGTGTACCAAGGACTCCATCGAAAAGTTCATGCGCCCGTTCTACCGCCGCAAGCGGAAGATGCCCCGGCGTGTCATCACCATGGGGAACCACGAGGCCCGCGTTGACCGCTACGTCTCCGACAACCCCCACCTGGAGGGAGTCGTGGGCTCGTGGCAGCTAGGCTTCGAGGACTTTGGCTTCAAGGTCCAGCGCTTCAACCGGGCCCTGGACATCGGTGGGTTCAAGTTCATCCACCACCTCCTCGGCCAGTCGCCTCGCCCCGTCAAGGTGACCAGCCCGGCGAGCGGGTTCATCAAGCGGGGTGCGTCCTACGTGACGGGCCACACGCACATCGCTTGCCACGCCCGCCACAACTTCGAGGACCGAACCGTGCATGGCATCGACCTCGGCTGCACCATCCACAAGGACATGGGCCACCAGGAGAACTGGAGCTGCCAGTCCGCTCACCGCTACGACCGTGGCGTGTGGGTCTTCGACAACGTAGAGAACGGGGACGCTGACATCAAGTACGTGCGCCTCGACACCCTGGGAGTATGACATGAAGCACCACGACGTACCGATTGACGCCAGCGAGCTGCACCTCACGCCGCTCTACCCACCGCGCAAGCGCTTCTGGGACCTCCTTCCCGTCGCGTTCCGTGAGTGGTACCTGGAGCGTGAGTGGCACAACCCTCAGCCCACCCCCTACGAGGTCTGGGTAATCAACAGCGCGTTCCTGCGCTCGAAGTTCAAGGCCCTCCGCAACCTGGTGGTTGAGCTGGCCGCGAGCCAGGTGAGCCTCCAGAAGCTCATCGACACCATGCCAGAAACATACTTCCATACCACCCCTGATAAGAGGAAAGTAGCCCCGGAGGATTTGAACTAATGAATAACAACGTAAACTTCGCCGCCGTAGGGTGGGACGACGACATGGAACGCTACTGCGTGTGCTGGCAAACGCAAGCACTCTGCTTCGCTGACGCCTGGCGCCAGTTCACCAGAGACACCCGGGGCGCCGAGGACGGGGAGCAGATTCTCATGATTGCTCTCGACAACCACGCCATCGAACACCGACGCGCCGTCGTCGAAACCACCGTCACCTGGGAGGGACCATAACATGCCCGTCTATGAACACCACTGCCGCGCGTGTGAGACTGAGTGGCTCGAAGAGTACAGCATCGCGACGTTCGACTTCTACAAGGCGGAGGGCCGCAACGTGACCTGCGTCAAGTGTGAGAGTGACGACACCTACCGCTGCGTCACCACCTCCGGTGCCATCCAGTTCAAGGGGCCGGGCTGGTCGCCGGACGGCTACTCGAAGGACCGCTCCCTTGAGAAG